CCGTCCGTTCGACCCGACCCCCCGGTCGCAGCAGTGCCCGCCTTGGTGCCTGCGGAGCCCGTGGACGCGCGCGAGCCATTTCCGGCATGAGATGACGCCCGGCCAGGCGATCGCTGCTCTGGCGGGCTGCAGATGCCGAATCTGTCGACCCTAGCACAGTCGTAGGGCTGCGAGACACAGCCGGCGACGGCGAGGAGGGCAAGGAGGGCGAGCTGACGCATGGGAAGGATGGTAGAGCCGCCCGCGACAGCAAAGTAGATGCGCTTTTGGATGTATTATTCTCTACCGTAGCTATGCCGGCGCGCTTTACTTGAGCATCCCACGAATACCAGCGAATGCCCGAAATGCTGCATTTGCCGTGCTTGAAGGTTACTGAATAGAGGCCAAGCATAGTTGAGGTGAGTTGGCGCTGAGAATTTAAATCTAGGCCTTGTTTGCCACAAGGAAGCCCGTAGGCGCGATTCTTGACCGCTAGGTGAAATCGTACCCGGAGTACCTGAGAGGCTCGCCAGCGGCCTTCCTTTGCCAAAATCGACTTTTCACGGTTGCAGGTTTCAAAACCACAACCAGATGGCGATTAGAGGGCTCCGGCGGCGTACCTGGTGGCTAACGCCAGGGCCACCGAGCGGGCGACGAAGCCCTGCCTGGTCGAGGCGGGCAGCGCACCGCCGATCGAGCCGGTCGCCAGTTGAACGCCGTTCTTCTTGGTCGTCCAGCTTGAGCCGCTGCACTCCAGGCGAAGCACATCGCCGGCTGCCACTGCGCCGGTCGAGGACAGGCTGGTCATGTTGCCGCCCTCGCGGCGGTAGAGTTCGATGCCGGTGTTGATCGAGCGGATGCCGACATAGTTCTGGTTGTCGGTGACCCGGCAGCAGGCGAACGGCCCTGAGCTGGTCGGCAGCGGCGACGGCAGGGTGATCTCGCACCAATGGTTCTGCGAGCCCATGTCAGGGCTGAGGTACATCGAGCCGGGCGAGGCGGTGGTGGTCGAGGCCAGCTTGCCCGAGCTGACGACGCCGTGGCCGCTGACGCCGCCCGCCATCATCGTCCAGCCGGTGACCGCCTCCAGGTTCTGGTTCGCCAGGCCGGAGAAGTCGGTGATGAAGTCCGGAACGACCGGCGTATCGTCCCAGGCCGCCAGCACCCGGCGCCAGGCGGTGCCGTTCCAGATCGATAGCACCTCGGTGGTGGTGTTCCACCAGAGCTGGCCGACCAGCGGGCTGGCGGGCGCGCTGCCAGCGACGGTGGCGCCGCCGACGATCGTCGTCCAGGCGGTGGCGAAGTCAGTGCCGCTCGATTTGGCCAACACCTGGCCGGTGGTGCCGCCGACGGGAACGCCGGGGCCGGCCGGGCCGGTGCTGCCGGTTGCACCAGCTGGGCCCTGAATGCCCTGCGGTCCCTGGCTGCCGGTATCGCCCTTGATGCCCTGCGGGCCTTGCGCGCCTGGCGCGCCCTGCGGGCCCTGGATGCCCTGGCTGCCGGTATCGCCCTTGGGGCCTTGCGGCCCGACGGGGCCCTGGACCCCCTGCGGCCCCTGCGGGCCGTCAGCGCCGCGCGTCGAGCCGCCGTCGACCCATTGGGTGCCGTCCCAGGTCCAGCTGTGGCCGGTGTCGTTGGCCGTCCACATGTCGCCCTGCTGCGGATTGGTCGGCAGATCGGCATAGGTCGGCACCAGGCCAAGGAAGCGAATGCCAGGCCCCTGGGGCCCGGTGGGCCCCATGATATTCATCTCCTTCAGCCACTGGTCCATGGGCTATGCCCTTAGCCAGGAATCGCCGTCGAACTTCCAGACATCGCCATTATCGGTGTTGAGCCACATATCGCCCGCGACGAACTCGCCGATGACCGGCGGCGTGCCCGAGCCCGACATCCACATCGAGCCGCGCTGCCCGTCCTTGCCGGGCGCGCCCGTCGGCCCCGGTATGGTCGAGGCAGCACCTGGCGCACCTGCGGGGCCAGCCGGTCCCGCCGGCCCGCTGGGCAAGGTCGCCGAGAACAGCGGCCCCTGGTAAGCGTAGGCGCCGCCGCCGATCGCCACCGCGCCCTGCGCCACCATCGAGGTCGGCTGCTTGCTGCTGTTCCGAAAGTACAGCTCGATCGTGTAGCCCCTCGGATCGGAGAAGAAGGTGCCGGGCACGTCGAGGTGGGCTCGGCCGGAGATGGTGTCGACAATCGCCAGGTCGTAGGCGGAGACGTTGATGTCGGAGCGCGGCCGGAGCACCAGCTGCGGATATTGGGTGTCGATGCCGGCATAGGGCGTGCCGTTGACGCCATTGCGGAACAGGAAGTCACCGCTGAAGGCGGCGCCGCGCGCCTGGCGCCAGCCGATCCTGGCCGGCTCGACCGGCGAGATGTCAATCACCTGGAGGGTCATGCGGCCTCCTCGGGCGGCTCATAGGGATCGACGGTGCCGCCGTTCTCTTGGAAGCGCAGCCAGTCGCCGGTTTTGTTGTCCTCGGTCAGCCACCATTCTTGGCCGTCCTCATCAACGCAGATGATCATTTGCTGGCTGATCGGATCGGGCGGCGGGCCGTATTTGCAGGACACGTAGGCCATCACATCCTCGCATTGATGACGGGGTCGAAAGTAACGAAGAAACCGCCCGACGCCGCCGACGCGCACGTCACGCGATAGCCTTCCTCAGAGATGGACTGGATCGGCATTGCGCCGCCCGAGACATTGGAGGTGATAACGTTGAGGTTAGCGACAGACGGCACGGCACGCATCGGCACCGGAAACAGAAAACTGGCGTAAGCCGACACCCCGACAGCGTTTGACCAACCGGCGCAGATCAGCGAGCCCGACGCCGCGCCACCGGGCTTGTAATAGTACCGCATGCACGCCGCCAGATCGGTGCCAACGTCATTGGCCTGGAAAGGCGGTGCGGCGCCGGTCCCGGCCGGGTCGGCGTAGAGGCCGACATTGGTGATGTCGAGCGCCTGCGGCGTCCCGGTAGCGATCAGGTTTGACTGCCCTGGCCCAGCGATAAAATTACCGGCGTTCCAGCCTTCAGCCGGCGCCTTGCCAGTAGCGCCAGCCATCGCCGTAAACCCGAGATGCAGGCCGGGATCGCTATCGACGCCGCTCCAGGTGCCGCCAGTTGGTGCCGGCACCGCCGCCGAATATTGCAGCCATTTGCCACTGTCGGCCGGCTGTACGGTGAACTGCTTGATCCATGACACCGACGTGCTGTCGTCGCGGATCGATGCCGAGAAGGTGGTGGCTGTCGCGACATTGGTAAGCTTGGCGGCGAAGCGCAGCACCGCCGGCTTGCGGTTGCCGACAGTCGCGGGGTACCAGCCCAGAAGGCGAGTGCGCTGACGCTCAATCGGCTGATGGATGCGCAAGGAATTGGAGGCGGCTGGCGACGGCGTGCCGGTGCCGTTGTTGCTGAGGCGGATGACGTTAAGCGGCACCGGCTCGGGCAGCGTCCAGTCGTCGCTGGTCAGCAAAAAATCGCCATAGGTCGGATTGCCGGCACTGGCCTGGAAAATGCCCAGCCACTGGTCGGCAGGCCAGAGATTGCTCGTCACGATGGCGGTGCCCCATCCCTGCTCCTGGCTGATTGCAAAACGGGGATTGACGACAATGTTGGGCTCGCCCGCTGCCAGCTTGATCTGCGCGGCCGAGGTCTGCATCCAGACGCCGTTGGTGTAGCGATACTGGGCACCTGACGCGCTGTCGGTGAACAGCTGGCCCTCGGTGGGCGTGTTGGGGAAATTGAAAGCCACAGCGCCCTCCTACTTGATGCCGTTGAGTTGCCACGTCGCAGTGGCGATGTTGCCGGTGCCAAACAGAAACCGGACAGCCGCGAGCTTGCCCCCCAGAGCGCCATTATAACCAGAGCCAACCGTGTTGTAGTAAAGACTGCCGTTGTAATAGGCGCCGCGCCAAGTAACGAATGGCACTATACCTTGCTGCTGCGCTTGAAAGTCAAAGTAAACGCTGGCGGGCACAGTGGGTGCGTTGCCAACTTGGCCAAGTACAGTAATGCCACTGGCGCCACTATGACCTTGGGCAATATTGCCGGGTGTAGAGCTAAACTGGCTGACATTGCCGCCATCCGCGTAATTACCCGCCGCGTCGAACGTCACGCCATCGTTTGAAAAGCGCAAGACAAGGCCCGTCGCGTTGTTCACCGGCCCGCAATTAAGTAGCGCCAGTTGGTAGGCTATGTAGCCAGCCGGGAAAGCGATATCGAGCGTTGCCTGCGGCGTCGAGATAACACCGCTGCTGATCTTGAACACGCCGCTGTCGATGATCGGCTGGGCCGGCGAGGCGACGTTGACCTGAACCCATTGGACCGAGGTGCCGTCATCGTAGCGGAGGTAGAGATTGCCCTGATCCGAGTCCCACCAGAGGTTGCCTACTTTTCCGGCGGCCGGTGGGGCGTCGGCGATCAGCGCGCCGCCGATGATGTTGGCATTGACCCAGGCCTTGGTCGCGGCGTCCTGGTCGTTAACCGGATCGGCGACATTGATCAGCTTCTTGCCGCCGAGCTTGATGTCGGCCGTCGGAGTGGTCTGGCCGTCCTTGGTCAGGCACATGGTCAGCCCGGCCGCCAGGTTGTTGTCCTCCGAGTCATGCCGATCGGCGCGGATCTTCAAGCCGCTGGCCGCGTCGTTGACCCAGTTCATCACCCGGTTGAAAGTACCGCTTCCGTCAAATGGCATGGTCGTCCTCCTGGGCCGTCAGGTTTGCAGTGGTGCGCAGCGGTGGATTCGTGCCCTGTCCACCACCGTTTCCTTGTGGTACAATATGCGGATGACCAGCTCACCCCTGAACAGATCGAAACCGTTGACCAGCAGCTTGTGGACATCTTTGCCCAAACGCAGGATGAGGTCGCGCAGAGCCTCGGCATCCAGCCCCAGGCCAATGGCAAATGGAGCAAAGCTGACGAAGATCGCATCTTCGCCGAGGTTACCCGTTTGCATCGCCAGACGCTCATCGAGCTGTACCAAGACTCCTGAGCCAGTTCATGTAGTTGTCCACCCATTGCTGGTTGGCTTCCTGCACCGGCCGCGTCGTCTCGACCGTGCGCGCCGTGTTGGGGATTTTCTCACCGACCGGCCGGGTTGCAAGAAAGTCGGGAAACATCACCGAGAACGGCACCTGGCCCATATTGCCGACATGCTCACCAGCAATGCCGGTCGAATAGGTGTCGTGGCCAGACGATGGGATGATGCGGCCCTCGGGATCGAACTTGCCGACTGACATGCCGCTGGTCAGCGTCGAGGCATGGTGCAGCTCGGGCTCGGTGATCGCCTTGCGCAGCGATGCCAGATCGGGGAAGCCCTGCTTCTGGAACTGACCGAGCGCCATCAGCTTGGCCAGCTCGGTGCGCGCCCCACCAGGTGCTGTTGCTAGCCATTGGTCGTCGGCGTTGCGGATCCCCGGCCAATTCTTCACCTTCTCTGCCATCTTGGCATCGAAGGCAGTGATCGCCTCGGGAGAGAGATCAGCCTTCTGCGTCAGGTCGAGCAACGGCCTGGTCGTCATCCTGGCGAAGTCACCGCTCTCCGGCCCCATCGCGACATGCACGCCAAACACCGGCTTGCCGCCCTTGGCATGCTCTCGCACCTCGTCGCTGATCGAGGTGATGCGGCCCTTCTCGGAGGCCCAGATCTGGCCGGGGTTCTCCTGCATGAAGCGGCCACCGCCACCGAGATGCTGCTCGCGCGGCAGCTGCACCCCATTGACTGAGGTGAGGATCTCGCCGGCCTTGGTCCGATCGCCATAGAGCGGAAAGAGAATGCCACCCTGGAGATCCTCGGCGGTGATCGGCTTATCGGGCCGTAGATTGCCGGTCGGCCGGCTCTCATGCGTCATGGTGCTGAAGGGCTGCTTCAGCTTCACGCCGCTGCCGGCAGGGTGAAACCATTCGGGATCCTTGGCCTTGGCCAACACCTGACGGCCGCCGCCCTCAACCAGCGCCTCGACCCCCTTGGCTGCCTCCTTGGCCGCGTTCTTCTCGACTCCGCCGCCGGGCATCATCCCGAGCGCCGCCAGGCCCATCCCCCACCAATCCTTGTTCTTGGCCGCCGTGCCGAGATCCTCGGCCGACAGCGCCTGGCCGACGACCGGCAGGTTCTCGGCCGGGGTCATCAGATCCTTGGCGAGTGTGCCCTGTTTCACACCCATCTGCGGGATGTCGGGATAGCTCTGCATCGAGGACGGCAGGTAGCTGGTGGCACCCGCGATCAGTCCACTCAGCCGGTCACGCAGCGAGGTCGTCGGCTGGAAGCGGGGATCCGTCGAGGACTGGATCGTCGCCATCTGTCAGGGCCTCTTCGCCCCGCCGGCCATGCTCAGCCTGGCCAGCACCTCGCGGGCTTCCTGGGCGGCCTGCGGATTGACCAGCAGCCGGCCCCCGGCGTCCCTGGTCATATAGTTTTTGACCGCAGGTGCGAGGGTCTGGGCCCAGGTTGACGCTGTTGTCGCCACGGGTGGAAGCCCGATTGCGGCAAGCCCGGTATCCGCAGCCATCGTCGTAAGCTTTGGCGCGTTACCCAAAGACTCAACGGCATTGGCTACCCTGGAGGTCGGCGCGGGCGGCGCTGGAGCCGGCCGGAACACTTCTTGCAGCGTTTTCGGAGCTGGTGGCGGTGGGGCCGCCCTGGTGCCGCCGCTCCACCATTTCGCGAACGGCGCCGCGATCGCCCCACCGAGCCCGCCCAGGCCACCGCCCCAGGCGGCCCCCTCGGCGATATCCTCCCAGCTGCCGCCATGCCCATAGGCGTTGACGCCACCCTTGGCAGCGCCCTCGGTGCCATAGGCCAAGCCGCTCTTGAGCATCCCCGCCTCGGGAGCCAAGAATTTGCCGGCCACCGCTGGATTGGCCAGGCTGCTGCCGAATTCGACCGCACTAAAGGTGCCGGGGTTGACGGCATCGATGGCGGCCCTGTCGGCCTCACGCAGCTTGGTCTGCTTCTCGTTGGCCTTGTCCCAGCTCATGTTGCCGGAGAGCGTGTCGGCCAGAGCCGCGCCCTTGTCGGCCAGGCCGAAAGTCAGGCCGCTCACTCCGGCTCGCGCCAGCGCATGGAGGCGATTGCCGACCCCGCCCCAGTAGCCCGGCGCGCTGGTGTCGGGCAGCTGGAACATCCCGCCATCGGCGGCGGGTTTGTTGGTGACGCCGGACGGCGCCGTCGGCGGGATCAGGTCATCGAAGCGCCCACCGCCGCCGCTGCCGCCCTTCTTGGGAATGAGATCGTCAAACCTACCCATCAGAGTTTCGACGGATCGCCTCCCTGCTCTCGCAGTCGCTTCTCGACCGCCGCCCGGTCTGCCCCGCGCGCGAGAGCGTCACGCGCCTCTTGCAGAATGTCGCCGCCACCACCGCCGCCAGTGCTGCTGGTCTTGTCGGGATCCCAGTCGAGCACCGCGCGCGCGTTCGCCACCGGCCCGGCGTAGTTGCTGAGCGTGCCCCATTTGGCCCAATGCTCGGCCATCGCCTGCTTGGCGACGGCGATCTGTTTCACCTGCTCCATCAGCATCCCGGCGCGGCGGGCGTTCTCTGTCGGATCCAGCCTGTCGTTGAAGGCGCGGTTCATCAGCGCCTCGCCTTCCTGCTGGGTGAACTGCGAGCCGAGCACCTGGCGCAGCGTCGTCTGCACCGTCTCGCGGATCGCGTCCTGAGCGATCTGGCCATTCGGGTTGAGGTATGGCTTCAAGGCATCGGGGATCAGCCCGGCGGCCCCGGTGATCCCGGTATATTTCGACGGGTTGGCGTTGAGGAGATCCAGCGCCTTCTGCACCTGCTCGACGGCCTTGGCGGCAGCTCCGCCGCCCGCCTGGTTCCAGTCGAGGATCTCCTTGGCCGCCTGGGTGTCGTAGGCCGCCTGGCCGGGGGTGAACAGGTCGCCAGGCTTGGCCGGCGCGACATAGTTGGCCTTCTTGAGCGCGTCGTCGCGTTCCGCCTGGCTGATCCGGCCGGCCTGGAAGTCGGCCTCGATCCTGGCGGTGTCGGTCTGCGGCTTGGCCGCCTCGGTTTTTGCCGCCGTCGAGGCGGCCTCCTTGTCGGCCTCGACCTTGGCGATCGCTGCCAGGCGCTCGGCCTCCTGGCGATCCTCTTGGAGATTGGTCTGCTGGGCGCGCTGCGCCGCCGCGTCGGCGGCTTGCTGGGCCCGCGTTGCTTCGCCCTCGCCGTGCTGGAACGTCTGCCCAGCCTCCCGCTCGCTGGTCTGGAATTCGCGCTGCGCCGCCGCCTGCCGCTCCTGCCGTCGGCTCTCGGCCATGTCGTGAAGCATGGGGAGCACCTTCTCGGGCATGAGCGCGCCCATGACCTGCATCGCCTCGGGGCTGAACTCGCCGGTATCGGGATTGAACTGGGTCATCGCCTGGGACAGCGCCTGGCGGCCCTCGGCCAGCTGCTTGTCGGCGCGGCCCTGGCTGAGCCCCTGCATCACCGACTGCGCCAGGTAGCCCACGCCCTGCATCGGGCTGGTCATCTGCGGCAGCTCGATCTGCTGGTTGGAGAGCTGCTTCTGGCGGGCGATCAGGGCATCGAGCGTCATGCCGCCGCCAGGTACGCTGCCAGGCGGTGAACCGCCGGGCGAGACGCCCATGCCGATAATGTTGGGACCAAGCCGGCTAGTGCCGGGAGCGGGCGGGACGCGGACCATCAGCCGAATAGCCTCCCTGAATTGAGCTGTGCCATGAGCTGGGTGAGCACCTGGCGGCGATCGGCGCCGAGCGGGGTCACCGGGGCCACCGCCTCGGCATCGACGCGGGCCGCCTCGGGCGCCGGCCTCAGCTGATTGGTGCCGGCGAGCTGGGCGGTCGGAAACTTCAGCCCGCTGAGCGCGTCTCCGATCTCGTTGACCATGCTCTTGGGCTGGTTCTGCTTAGCCCAGAGCGCGGCCAGCTTCTGCCGGTTCTCCTCACTCCAGGGGTCGTTGGGATTTGGAGCCGAGCCGCCGCCGGAGCCGCCGCCGGAGCTGCTGCCTGCAGCGGCGCCGCCATAGGATGCCGCGCGCTTGGCCGCATTGTCGGCGGAGGGACGCTCCCAGTAGTTGAGAAAGTTGGTGCCCGCCTCACCCTGCGTCTTGGCCGCCAGCACCTTGTCCCAAGCGGCTTTCTCGCTGGTCGTGTTTTCGTGATGGAAGAAATCGAGCTGCACGTCGGGGTCGGAAACGTCCTTCCCCTGCTCGGCCGCGAACTGCTCCAGCGCCACCCGGCGGGGGCCGGTCCACTGCGCCAGGCCGTAGCCGCCCCGGCCGGCGATCGGCGCCCGCTCTTGGATCCCGGTGTCGAGGCCGCTCTCGTCGCGCCAGTTCATCACTACGCCCCGGGCGACATGCTCGGGGTAGCCGTAGCGTTGCACCATGGTGCTGACGAGCTGGTCCTCGCTGAGCCGGGGCATGGCTTACCTCCGATAGCTCGCCATCGAGCGGCCATTGCCGGCCATGCCGCCACCGCCGGCCCGCTGTTGCAGCGCCTGCACCATCAGCTGCTCCATCGGGTTCGAGGCGACCGGCGCCTGCATCTTGTTGGGGCCAAACATCTGACTGATGCCGTACTGCGCGAAGGGGCCGCCCATGCTCATCATGCCCTGGGCGAACTTTTGCTGCTTGTTGTAGTCGAGCAGCTTCTGGGCAAAGGCATTGGCATCGGTCAGCGGGTTGGCGGCCGGCGCTGCCGCGCGCGCCGCTGCGGCCTGTTGAGCGCGGGCGGTGTTCGCGGCATTGGCGCCCTCGGTGCCCTCGACTGTCGCCCAGCCGGAATCGGGCAGCACCGAGTTGTAGCTCGGCGCCCACGGGGTGGCGCTGCCGTAGTCGGTGATCATGCCGGAAGGCGTGGCCTGGGTGGGAGGCCTGGAGCTGCCGCCGCCTGAAGATGCCATGGTTCTCTCCTATGCCCGTGCCCAATTGCCGGCGGCCCCGCCGCCGACGGCGCCTGCCAGGCTGAACAGGCCCTGGTTGAAGGCGTTCGCGGAGGCGAGCTGGTTCTGGTAGTTGCTGGCCATGTAATTGCCAGGCGAAGCAGCCGAGATCCCCTGCCGGCTGAACGGCGAGAACGACGGCATGTTGACCTGGGAGCCACCCAACAGAGCCATGATCTCGTTGATCGGTTGATTCCTTAGAGCGAAGCTTTCCTGCGTCTGCGCCTGCCGGAGCTGGTTGTTGGCGGCGTTGCCGGCGAGATAGGCGTCGTAGTTGGACCTGGCTTCCTGGCCCGAGGCCAAATAGGCCTGCTGCTGGGCGTCGGTGCGGGCCCGCTGCTGGGCATCCTGAACGTCGGTCCAGCCCTGCGACCCCGGGCTCATGCCACGGGCGGCGAGCTGCGCCTCCTGGGCGGCGTTCGCCTTGTTCATGGCGTCGGTCTGCCGCCCCATCAGCGCCTTTTCGATCGCCGGCCGATCGGTCGCCTCGGAAAAGCCACGGGCGCTCTGCCAGGGCTGCCAGCCCTGGGTGTTGATCGACTGGTTGAGATAGTCGCCGATCTTGGCCGACTGCTGGGTGGCGGTGCGGCCGAGATTGTAGCGGGTCGAGGTATCCCAGCCGGCGATCTTCTGCTCATCCGGGGAGAGCGTCGTCGTCCGGGTGTAGCGCGGCACCGAGATCATCCGGCCGTCGGCGCCGGGCACCTGCTCCCAGCCGGCGACCTGATAGTTCACCGAGCCGTAGGGCGATTGCTCATTCGGGTTGTTGATGATCGCCGAGCTGCTGGCCGCCCCGACCTGGGCGTTCTGATCGGCCGCCGCCTGCTGATAGGGGTTAGGTGGCTTGGGGCTGGATGCCATGGGAGCCTCCGAAATAGTCGGTCTGGCGGATGGTCCCGCCCGTGTAGCCAGGAAGGAACCGGCAGTCCTCCGGCAGCATGCCCCACATCAGAACGTCGCGCGTGCCCTCGACCCCGCAGCGCAGGAAGCCCTCATAGACGAAGCCCATCCTCCGCACCTGTTCGAGAGCGCGGGCGTTGCCGGGCTCGACCAGGGCGGTGATCCGCCGGGCGCGGGTAAAGAGGGTGCGAAAGATCGTCTTGAGCAGCCGCCTGGTCATGATCCGCTGATCGGCGATCGCGCAGGTGAAATGCCAGTCGAACCAGGTCTTGGGCTCGCAGGCGAGCACGCCCACCACCTGGTCGTCGCTCTCGCGCCAGGCGGTGATGCAGAACCATTCGCGCATGTCGAGGTGGCCGTAGGGGATCGCCGTCTCCTCTTCCAGAAACTGGCAGGCCTCGACGGTCAGCGGGGCGGCGAAGGAGAAACGATAGCGGCTCATCCGACCACCGCCCCGATCTCGTAGACGACATCGATGCCGGCGAGCGCAAAGTGGCAGTCGTTGACGGTCACCTTGATGCGCGGGGCGCCGACCCCGCCGAGCCCCGACACCCCGTTCCAAAGCGTCATCGCCTTGGGGTTGGTCTGCCAGTAGTCCACGTCCCAGGTGGCGGTGTCCCAGGAGCCGCCCAGCCTGGCGATCGACACATCGGGCTGATTGAGCGGCGGCGAATCGTCATAGTCGACGCGGATGTCGACGTAGGGTTTGGCGATGCCGTCGGTGATGATGTAGGGCCGCACCATCTGGAACTTCTTCAGCGAAGAGGTGCCAAACGTCGACCAGGTGAGCATCACATCGGCGGTGATCGGCCGGCCGTCATCGGAGTAGGCGTTCCGGCTCATCTCGTAGAGCGCGCCCGTGTCGGACGCGCAGTAGAGCTTGCGGCCGAGCCACTGCCAGGTGCGGGCCGGCACGTCGCTCCAGCTCGCCCAGATCGGATCCGGCATGAACCTGATCATCTGGCGGAACACGTTGGGCGCGCCGCTCGGAAAATTGCAGATTGCCCAACCGTGATTGTAGTCGAGGATCACCTCCCAGCCGGAGCCGCCGGAGCCGCGATCGGCGGTCAGCTCGGCGAACATGTCGGTGACGTTCTTGTCGGACACCCCGAGCTGCTCGGCCTCGGCCCTGAGCATGGTCGACATCGGCACCAGGCCGGTCGAGATGAAGGCGTAGAGATCGCCGCCGTAGTTGATCACCGAGCGCATCGACATCGGCGCGTCGAAGCGGAAGATGCCGGTCAGGGCGAAGTCAGTGTCGGGATCGGTGCCGCCATAGATTACGGCCTCGCCGTTGGAGCTGAAAATCACCAGCTGGTCTTCGGTGCCCGCGCCCCCATCGAGAGTCCACGTATAGATTGCACGGATCGAGCCACCTCGCCTAAAAAGTGCATTGAGCGGTAGCTGCTTGAGCTGCCCCGATTTCTGCTGCAGCGGCAGATAGAACAGCGCCAGATTGGTGTGGTCGGCGAACCACAGCCGGTTCATATGCGACAGCACCAGGTGGAAATTCTGCGGATTGCAGTAGGTGGCGCCGGCCGGCGCCGTCAGCGTCTCCTTCACCAGGGAGCCGAGCGGGATCGCGTCGACACCGGAGGTCTGCGGGCCGGTCGCCGCCGAGGTGTTGACGCCGACCAGGGTGAAGGTGTTGACGGGGGTGTTGACCGACGAGATCTGATGGTTGCCGTTGGCGGCCGAATGCGTGGCGTCGGCGCCGACGATCTTGACGTAGTCGCCATTGTGGAACTTGCCGATGTCGGCCGCCGCCACCGTCACCACCGCCGGGTTGGCGTTCGACAGGCTGGTGACCGTGACCGGCGCGCCATCGACTGCCGTGCCGCCGTTCCAGCTCCAGACCCCGTCGGCGCCGTTGACGGCGACCGTGTAGTCGTCGTCGCCGAGATTCGAGAACGAGGTCCAAGCCCAGAAATTGGCATTGAAGCCGGAGCGCAGCAGCGTAGCGTCCTGCTTGTAGAGCTTGCCCTCGGCCGCCAACAGCATGGCGTTGGGCGCGCCATAGAACGGCAGGATCGTCTCGATCGAGGCCTGGCTGGCGAGCTGCGAGATCTTGATCAGGCCGGGCCGGATGGTGATGCGGTCCTTCTCCACCGTCCAGTTGTCGAGGATCGAGGCGGTGAAGGCGTCGGCGGTAGCCAGCTTGGAGCTGAGCGACAGCCCCTTGACCGGGGCTTGCAAGTGCTTGGTCTGCGCCGCCAGCTTCTTCTTGGCCAGCGTCGGCACTGCCTTCGAAGCGTAGCGGGACGGCGCGACCCTGGTCACTGCATCCGGCCCCCATCCGCCTCGTCATAGAGGTCGAGCACCTTGGCGTTCGCCTTGGCGCCGACCTTGTTCAAGCGCACCGCAAAGTCACGCATGTACTCGCCGAATTCGAGGCCCTTGGAGGCGAGGAAACGGAACTTCAGTCCGTTGATCGCCAGGCGCCCGTCGAACAGGATCTGGTCCTCGTCGGCCGTCGGCCGGGTGGCCAGCGAGCCGTCGGCGGCGACCAGGATCCAGTTGCCGTCGCCGAGCGTCTCCTCATAGGGCTGCTCCTCCAGCACCTCGTCGGCGACCGCCGACAGGATCGCCACCATCTGGGCGATGTCCTCATCCGGCGAGCCGATCGCCTGGGTGATCGGCTGCTGGGTGATGCCGATCTCCATCGACGCCTGGGAGATCGCGTCCTTGACGGTGATCAGCTGTGCCATCTCAAGCCGCCACCCGCGCCTTCAGCGCGTTCAGCATGCCGTCCTGCGCCTTGATGGTGGAGCGCAGCTCGTCCACCTGTTCCTTGAGCGCCGCGATCTCGCCGTCGCGCTCCCGCAATTTCACCTCGAACTGGCCCAGCTCGGCCGACAGCTCAATCATCGCCTTGGCCCGCTGCGCCAGCTCGCGCAGCTCGCCGGGCATGGCGTCCTTCTTGCTGCCGGTCCTGTCGGCCAGCTTGGCGAGCTGCTCGACGGTGTAGATCTCGCGCGCCGACAGCATCTGGATCGCCGCCTGGCTGGCGGCCGGCCACAGCACCAGGGGGAAGCCCTCTTGCTGGGTCACCTCCATCGCCTTGCGCTGCTTTTCGTAGAGCCTGTGGGCGTCGGGATAGGTTTCAATGTCCTCGTCGTCGGCCTCGCGCGTCTGCATCGTGTACGGCGGCACCGAGACGGTGATCATCAGCGTGGACACGAAGCGCGGCAGGCCGTCGGAAGAGACGCCCTCCTGCTTGTAGCCATCGAAGAAGCTTGCGAATGCCTGGGTCTGCTCTGCCATGGATTCCTCCTGCCCTAGTTGGAGTGAGGAGCGGAGGGCCAGGTCTAGGGCACCGGACCCGCCGCCCCCAAAGCCGCGCCCGAGCCGACAGCTCTCGGGCGCAGCGGTGGGACGATCAGGTGCCGTTTGCGGTGAGCCGCCCCTGCATCGACCTGTTCGACAAGGTCAAGGCGCCCATGAACGCGATGTGTCGGGTGATCGCATCCATATCCGGCGACTGCTCGGGCAGATCGAGCTGCTCGAAATTCCGGCCGCTATAGACCTCGAACTTGAGATATTTCGTGTTCAAGAAATAAGCGCCGGTCAGGCCGGTTGCGGCACCGTCGAAGACGATGGCCGCCTGCTTGTATTTCAGGGTTTCGAAGCCGAGCGCGCCGAGCTTGGGGTCGGCATAACGCTGGTTCTCCTGCAACCCGGACTCGTAGGTCGAGTAGATCTCGGCGTCGGCCGCGATCAGGTCGGGGTGCTCGGTGCCCCGGATGAGTTTCATCCACAAGGCGTTCATGCCGGCCTTGAGGGCCGGGTACTGCAGGCCGGTGGCGCGGGTGACGACCTGGAACTGATTCATCCAGAACGGCCACTGAGCCGGCGGGGTTGGGCCGGCGACAATGCCGCCGACGGTGCCGAGGCCATCGACGGTAACCATGGCCTTGAGGCCGGCAAAGCTTTTGGCCACGGTGCCGTCGCCATAGACCGCCTTGGTGATGTTGTTGTTCATCGTCACCTGGGCGTTGTCGACCTTGCCCTCCAAGAGGGAGAGCACCCGTTCCTTGCCACGGTTCTTGGCCAGGTCGGGACCGGAAAGCGTGATCGAGGCGACCGCATTGGCCGGCGCATAGTCGGCCTCCGAGATCGTCTCCTTGACCGCTCTGCTGAGCAGCTCGGTGCCGGCGTACCAGGCAAAGGTTTCCTCGGCATAGGTGAGCGGGCAGGCGATTGCCTTGCCGCCATCGATGACGCGAATGCGATTGCCCTGCTTCAGCAGCGCCGTGATGGCGTTGCTGTTACTGACGTTGTCGGCGAATTCCTTGTGGTAGTTGTTGAGTGTCGTGGTCACCAGCTGGGTGACGGTGGGTTCAGCCATTGGAGGGCCCCTGGACTAAAGCCCGACCTCGTCAGCAGCCGCCTCCAGAGTTGCACGCAATCCTTTCGGCCCCTCCGTACCATTGGAAGCTGAGCCGACCCTCGATGTCATGCCTCGCACGTTCGAGCGCGCCGCCTGGCGTGCCCGGTCGTTGCTCTGGCGCTGCTGCAGCGACTGCTGCTGCTGCTGCACCAGGCGAGCGCGGATCGATGGAGTGCGCCAGCGCGCTTCCTCGTAGGCTTGCCGGATGTCGAGATTCGGATTGAGCCGATACATCTCGATCAGGGCCGGCAGGCACTCGTCGAAATCCGGCCGCAGCGGGTTTCCCTGCTGGTCCTTCTCGTCGGCGAAGCTGTCTACCCCCCATCGGGAAACCTTGAGAGCCTCGGCCTGGGCCTGTTGAGCCTGGCCTTGTTGCATGCGCTGGATCTCCGCGCGGAGAGCCTGCGTCTCTGAAAACGTTCTGCCGAGCGTGTCGGCGAAGTGGCGGATCGCCGGATCCTTCAAATCCTCTTCGGACAGAGGGCCCGACGGGCTCTGACCAGGCATTGCTGGGTTCACCAGGCCCATGCGATCGGCCAATTCCCCGAGCAGCTGCTGCCTCACCCTAGGATCGGGCGACATCGCCCGGTGGTGAAAGCTGGCCCACTGCTCGATCGCCTGGAGCGGGGCTAGCCCTTGCTGCTGCAACGATCCCGAAATGACGGGGTCGGAGAAAATCGGGCCGAGCGCCTGAGCGAACTGAACTGCTCCATGCGCGGCCTGCACCCGGCTCTGGTAATCGCGCTCCATGTCCGTGTGCCGCCGGACGAGAAACTCTTGCCCCTCGGGCGGCAGCTTGGCGAATAGCTCGCGATCCTGAGCACTCCAGTGCTGCGGTGCCTGATTGCTCCCTCGGGCTGGATCAGGTGGCGGCTGCTGCGGTGCTGAATCTTCGTCGGGGCTGGGAGGTTCGTCGCCCTCTGCTTCACCCGGCTGGCCGTCTTTCGACACCCAGCGCCCGCGTTTGTCGCGCGTACGTCCTTGGTCGTCAACGATTAGCTCGGGGGAACTGTCGTCCTGCCCGTCATCATCGGGCGCATCCTCGACCACCTCCTGCCAGGCGGCCTCGGCCACGTCTCTCAAGCTGGATGAGCGGTCAGTCTCCTGGCTCGCCCCATTGTTCGGATCGCTGTCGGGCATTGTCTCGCTCTCGTTTCTCGAACGGCGCGCGCGGCAAATCGCGCGGATCGACTGCCCCACAGTCGGCCATGTCACGGTCCCGGCTGCGCCAGGAACTGACCTCTTTGCCCGTCACCGGGCTTTCGAATGCGTCGAAGCGCGGCGAAAGCATCGGCGTTGGAAACGTCGACGCCCTCGCCGCTACGCCGGGCCCCTCGATTGGCTTAGGAACCAGGGCCCCGTCGCGATAGACGTAGATCATGCGACCGGCGCTCCGCCGGCCTTCAGGCCACCGGCTCGGAGGTTCTCGACATCCTGGCGGATGCGGTTGGCCTCCTCGACCTGTTCCTGCTTGGTATGCGCCTGGTCGAGCACCGCCTGGCGGGCTTCGTCGGGCGGCGGCGGGCTGCCCTCGGGATAGGGCTCATTCATGGCGACATCGACAACCGGCTCAACCATCTCGACCCCCAGCAGCGCGGCTTTTTCTTCCTGCGTTTTCGGCGTGTAATCATGATTGCTGTTGGTCACGCCATCCGGGTTGTCGGTCGGGTGATCGCCCTCGACCCAGACATCGGGCGGCGGCGCCCCTTCGGCCGGGGCATTGGCCGGGTCATTCGGGTCATAGACCCATCCCAATTTCGGGTCGGCGGTGGGAGTGTCAGCCATCATGGTGTTCCTGGGACAATGTAATCGGAGCGGCGGAAGGCGGCCGGCGTCTCGGTGGTGTCGACCGACGGATACCGTTCATGCGGCTCGATCGCGCCTCGGGTGCCGTGATAGCTCTTGGTCACGTCGACCGCCATGGTGGTGCCGATCGCCGCCGCCTTCTCGGCTTGGGTCGTCCAGCCCTGACCGCTCGAAGCGGTAGTCGAGGCGATGGTGCCGACCTCGCCGTCATTGCCGGCGGCCGCGCCCTGGTTGGCGACCCCGCCCGAGAACGCCACCGCCGGCACATAGGCGGGCGTCGACGGGGCGATCGCCCCGGGGAAGCGGTGCCAGTTTTTCGGCGCGATGTCGTTCAGCTTGAGCGTGGCGATCGGCGTGTCGCCGGCCCGGTTCAGATCGAATTGAGCCATCGGTCCCTCCTTACGTCACGGTGAACGGCACGGCATTCGACACCACCCCGTCGGTGTCGACGGAGATCTGCACGGTGCCGGCGAGGAGCTGGCCGGGCACGGTGCAGTCGAGCTGGGTGTCGGACACATAGGTGGTCAGGAACGCGCTGCCGTCCTGCATCGCGGTCGAGCTGGCGGCGAAGCCGGTGCCGGTGATCGTCGCCGGGGTGGTCGTGTTCGAGGCGCCCGTGTTGGGGGTGATGTCGGTGATCGTCGGCGCCCCCGGCCCCGGCGGATCCGGGGTGGCCGTCGGATAGGGCTCCTTGGGCAGCAGCGGCAGGCCGCCGCCGACAGTGTTGTCGGTCGGCGCCTCTGGATCGTCCGGGGCGCCGGTCGCGGTCGTGCCGGGCGGCCAGGCGGTTTGCTGGGCGATCCTGGCATAGGTGTCATCGAGCTGGGTGTAGCCTTCCGGCGGCCCGAGCGGATTGTGGTCTGGCTCGTCGGTGGCCGACACCTGCGTCCTGGCCTCGTCGCGAGGCAGCGGAAACACCAGGGCGCCGACGATCTGGGGGTCACTCATCATCGCTGCCTTTCACCGGCTTGCCGTCGTCTTTGCCAGTCATCTCGGTGTTCCCCTCTGGCTCGCTCCAGGCCTTCAAGCCCGATCGGCCGAGGATCCGCATTGTCTTCCGGCCGCTTCGGCTCATGGCCATGCGCCTGGCGATAACCCCAATTCGGATCTTGCGGGTTGCCGGTCGGGTAAGGATCGCGCGGGCCGATGCCGTGCTCCTCGATCGGGACCACCCCGGTGTTTTCGACCCGGGTGCGAAAGTCGTCGGTGAGGTGCTCACCCTCCTTGAGCGGCTCGCGGTTCGGCTCGGGGATCTGCTGCTTGACCGGCGCGCCGGCATTGGCGGCGGTGGCCAGATCCTGCGTCGACACATCGGAGCTGCCCTGCACCGGGAAATTGGCGTTGGCGGTGCCGCCCTGCTGATCGGCCAGATTGATGTGATCGGATTCGACATCGCCCTTGACCGCCCAGACTTCGCTGGCGTCCTCGACCTCGGCCTCGATCTGGCCCTGGTCGTTGATGGTGAACGGAACTGATTTGCCGTCCACGAATAGCTCGGTGGTGGTCCGGGTGAAGCCGGAGCCAAAGACGGTCAGCGTGCCGTCCTGCAGCTCGGCGGAATCAACTTGCACGTCAGCCATCTGGCTCTCTCCTTGAGTTGGGGCGGGGGCAGCGCCGGATTGGACAACGACGCTGCCCCCTATTGCCGGCAGGGCATCTTCTTTGTGGGGCTCAGAGGATCGCCGGCAACGCTTGGAACACTAACGCTGGCCGCCCTGGCCGGGCTTGTTCTGGCCGCCCTGGTCGCTCTCGCCAGGCTTCTGGCCGGGCTTCTGCTGGCCACCCTGGCCGCCGCCCTGCTGGCCGCCGCCCTGGCCGCCCTGCGTGTTCTGGTTTGACATGTCAGTCTCCTTGGTTGTCCTCCCGCCCCTTAGAACGGCGGCGGTCTTGTACCGTTGCTGCCTCCGCCTGGTGGCGGCCCTGGTGGGAGCCCACCGCCGGGCGGTGCAGGGCCAGGCGGTGGGCCCGCGCCAGCTCCATTCGCACCCTTCGGGCCAGGCGGAGAACCCACCCCTGGAGGAGGGGCACCTGGCGGCGGCGGCGGAGCCGGCGGCATCATCGCCTGCATGGCGATCTGCTGCTTCAGGATCTCTTGGAAGTCATTGATCATCTCCGTCACCCCCCGCGAATAGCGGATTGGGTGTAAAAACATTTTGAGCATTTCGAGCCCAAGCTGCATCACCATGGCCGGCGGCAGGATGCCGGTCATCAGCATCTGCTGGGTGCCCATCATCACCCCCTGGATCGCCTGCATGGTCTGGGCCATGCCCTCCTGCTCGGCCTGGAGGTCGGGCACGATGGTCGAATCCGTCTCGATGTCGATGGCGCAAGTTCTGAGAAAATCGGAGCGCAGCACCGCCTCGACCTCGGGCGGCACCTTCTCGCCGGTCATCAGCTCCAGGGTCGCGGCGTCGAAATTCTTGGCGATCAGCTCGGCCTTGAGCCGCAGCAGATCGCGGACGAAATTGCCGGCGGTCTGCTTGAAATCCTCCATGCGCGACATGCCCATGGAGCCCTTGATGCGCTGCGCCGTCGCCGTCTCCGAGGCCCGGGTGGCACCGCGCATGATGTCCGAAATCCCCATGATTTCGTAAATGCTTTGCTTGAGCTGCTCCTTGGCGATCAACAGCTTGTCGAGCGCCGACATCCACTGGTCGATCGGCACCAGCCAGATGTGATTGGCGAGCCCGCCATTGATCATGTCGACGCCGTCGACGGGAATCATCTTGCCGTCGCCGGCCGTCAGGATGTCGGCGATCTCGTTCGAGGCCGAGTTATAGGCGCCCCGGATCTTGATCATCTTGGTGACGTGGGAGATGCGGGAGCTGACCTCGTCCAGGTCGCCGGCCAGCTTGGCATAGAGATCGTAATAGGGCCTGGGGATCCGGGTGTCGGTGGTGCGGATCGCCAGCATCGGCACCGGGATCGGGTAGAAGCCATCGAGCTGGTAGCTGTCGGGGTCGACCCTGAGCACGACGCCGGAGGCCTCGCGGATAAACCAGATGATGGTCTTGGTGGTCCGGTCCCACAGCTCCCAGACCATCGCTTTTTTGATGTGGTCGCCCAAGTTCTTGGCTGATTTCAGCGCCGAGCCGCCGCCGACCGCGTCCTTGGCGGCGCTCTCCTCGGTCCACTTGAACAGCTCGCCGAGCCGGTTGGCTGATTTCAGCGCCTCGTACTGCTTGGAGCCGGCGAACTCTGTCTCCAGCCCCTCGCGGGTGAACAGATGGCGAAAGCCGACCCAGTTCATATCGGCGGCGGCGCGCACCGGATCGACCAGCAGATCCTCCCAATAGACATACTCGTCGCCGACCGATTCCCAGATCTTGATGTCCTCGGTCGGCGGCGGTGCGCCAGGCACCCCACCGCCAGGCAGCGGGGTCGTGCCATCGCCGGCCAGCACCGGCTGCTGCTTGAATTCCGGCGACCAGCGGACGCGGCAGACGCCGCGCCCCGGCAGCAGCGTGTCCTTGATCGCCAGCTTGACCGATTCGTCCGACTGCTCGTCATCGAGCACGATCTCGAGCGTCTTCTGCATCACCGAGGCGGCGGTATCGATGACCGCCTGCGGCGGCCGGGTGTCGGCCGGCTGCGGCATCGTCGGCATCGGCGGCGCAGGCGCGCCCGGCAGCGCGCCGAAAGGCGGCGGCGGGCCCGGCGGGGGCGGCGGCGCGCCCAGGCCGGCAGCGAGCGCGTCGGGCGAAACGCCCGCGCTTAGATCGGCTGCCCCGCCAGGCGGCATGGGAGGAGGTATGACATCCAGCGGAGCGCCCGCGTCTGGGGGAACGACCCCAGGCGGCGGCGGTTGAGGAGGGCCGGGCG